GTCCCCGGCGATTTCATGCCTGCCCACCACCGTTCGGCGGTGCCTCGCAGATCCCCGCCCGCTTTGCCAACCACCGAGCGTACAACCCGCTGGCCACATCGGCGCCGAGACAAGCCACAACGCTACCTATCGCAGCGGCAGTCATCAAGCTGCATCCCAGCGCCGTGGCGAGCATCACCGTCGCCAGACCAAAAACTGCAGAAGCACCGAAGCGCAACAGCACCCGCTTCACCAACACCGGCACCGCCATCCCTGCCGCATCAGCACGCCACATCTCCCCGGTTAAACCCGCGAGCGCCACCAGAATCAGTAGCCAGGTTGGAAGATCGGCCAGCGACTGCTGCACCTCCTGTTCAGTCGACATGCGTTGCCTCCTCGGCGATGGAATGAAAAACCCCGCCGAAGCGGGGTTAGGTGACCGGCTCAGGGAGGCCGGGTGAAGCTGCACAGCACGTGCGAGGTCAGCGCCAAGGCGCAAATTTCATATCGTGGTGACTTTTTACCTCCTGAGTACGGAACCGAAAAGGGGGCATTTTCGGTTATCCAACTCGACGCAACTTTGACGCAACTTTGAAGAGACTTTGAGGCAAAACACCCCGACCAGCGGTAAGCCATTTACGGGCATCAGCACGCTCGGCCAGCACTTTCAGCAACCGCTCATGTAGACGGTGCACCTGGTCGTAGTAAGTCTGTTTCGCCTTCGACTCCAATCCTAATAGGTGCAATTGCATCAGCCAGGTCGGCGCCGGATCATCGCCGTAACGCAGTCCCGCCAACCGCATCAGCCGATCACCCTGCTCATCCTGACGCCCGATCTCCGAGAGAGCGGCGGCGATCTCCTGTGCAACTGGGTCAGGCCCTGCTCCTGCGCCGAGGATGACTCGGGACCCGGGCGTGCCGCGTGGTGCGCAACCACCCCACTCCATGATCGTTGCCATTGGGCTGCCCATGCCGCCGCTTTCGCCATTAAGCCGAAGTTGCTCACCCCAGTGCTTCAGCAGTACTTCCATTGCCTCGATCATCGCCCTACTCCCCCGAAAACCGAAGCCGACACAAAAAACGTCCAACCCGACACAAACCCAACACAAACAAAACCCTTTAAAATCAATAGCTTTAATCGATTTGTGTTTAGTGTGTTGGGTTTGTTAGGTATTTCCGTCCTCGCATGAAGAAAATAATCAGCCTTAGGAAACCAACCAACTAACGTCACGCATGCGCGCACGCGTAGCGAAACCCAACACACCCGACACAAAGCCCGCAAACCGCCGAAAATGAATGCTCCAATCTGTGTGGGGTACCTGAAATCAACCCAACACACACCCGACACACCCAACACACTTTTAGATGTAGTCATGCGGCGGCCGCCTTGATGTGGTCCCAACTGTCCACATGCCAGCCCGCAAGCTTCGCCTTAGCCCGCCAGTTTTCGACCTGCTTACCCAGCTCGGCCGCCTTCAGTGATGGGGGCGGGGAAGCGTTCTGATCGACGGGAAAGAAAAAAGCGCCAAAGCGCCGATTGTTGCCATCGGTCCAGGGAATGGCCCGCGTCTTATCGACCTCGGAACTGATGAACAGCGAGAACTTCGTCTGACTCATCACATGCTCTTTATTGCGCTGGCACCATTCGAGGAACAGCGAATAGAGGTCGGTCGACAGACATGGCCCCCAAAGACCGTGGCCCAACTCGCTGTACTTCCACAGATGCAAGAACGTCTGCCATCCGGCGCGACTCAAGGCTACCAAACGCTCACGGGCATCCGTCGAGGGTGGTCGTGTCCGCTGGTTGAAATCGCCCAGATCGACCGACAACAACCAGCCGTACAGCGCCGCGACGCCGCCACGCTCCAGCTCTCGTCCGATCGCCTTTTGCCGCTCGACCGGTAAGGTCTCCATGGGCCACATCACCAGCATCCGCCGGTCACTGTCGCTGATCGGCCAAGGCAAAATTTCGTTGCTCAGGAACACCGCGTTCATATGGTTGGCTTCCTCCCAACCGTTGATGAACTTCGATTCCATGCGCACCGTTTTGCCGGTGATCAGGTGCTTGATCTTGCCCACCTGGTTGTACCGCTGATCACGGCTCACAACCTCTTCGAACACCGACCAAAGTTTGCGGCTTTGCCAGGCGTTGAAGTTGCTCTCCAACTGCGTCTGGCCGACCGTGGCCGCGTACTGGCCGTACAGCATGCCCAGCGCATCGGCGAACAGGAGGCTTTTGCCCGAGCCTTCCATGATCGAGTGCATCAGCACGGCGGTGTCCATCTTAGCGCCCAGGTGCTGCAACGGGTACGCCAGCCAGCGGATTAGCCATTGGGCCGCCGCTTCATCGTGGTTGCACAAAAACGAAATCAGCCAGCGGAGATTGGCGCAGGCTTCGTCATCCCTGACCGGTTCGAGCGGCAGGCCATCGAAGGTATTGATGTACACCGCAGGGTCCTTGCTCATGGTTGGATCAAACACAATATGTTCGACATCCACCGTGCGCCGTTCACTGCTGTTCAGCCACAGCGGATAAGTGTCACCCAGCGCCATCTTCACCGCGCCTTCGGCAATGCGCCGTTTCTTTTCCCGATCCCAGACATCCTTGGTGCCATCGATATACACGTATCGGTCGGTCGGTGACATACCCAGCGCGCCGCCCTTCTTGCCTGCCATGCGTCGCGCTTGCTCGATGTCGCGGACGTGATCATCAGCAATCAACCGTTTGCCCATGTCATCCAGCCACGCCTTGGCGAGAGGCTTGCCTACGCGTGCTTCAAATGCGGCCTTCTTCATCACCCGCGACTGGTCGCAGTCCCACACTTGTGTGGTGCCCTCGACCAACGCAAAGCGACGAAGCAACTGGTCAAGCGTCAACACCTCCCCCGCCCCCCCGTCAGGAGCCGGAGCAGCCTCGCTGATGTCGTCGTTCGCACAGTTCGGTTCGCTCACATCACCGGATGGGGTCGGGGGAAGATCCCGTGCATCAGGCCGCGACGAACGCTGCATACCCAACATACGTGCAGCATCCTTCACCGCCTTTGACTGATCGCCGGCGTGCTCAAGTAAACAGAACACCTCGAAGGCGTCGTTTTGATGCCCGTTCGCGAGTGGGTCAGCACCGTGGTGCGAATAGACCTTGCCGTCAGCGATCGTCACCCCCGGCAGGCCAGTGCTGCTCTGCGGGTAAAGCCACTTGCTGCCCCGCTTGATATAGCCGTGAGTACGCAGCAGTTCCTCGATATCATGGCAGCGGTTGAACTCATCTATCACCGACGGCTGCTTACCCGCCGCAGGTGCTGAACGCTTAATGACCTTCGCCGGCGCCGCGGTTGGCTTGATCACCCACGGGCAGGCTGCCTCGGCATCACGCTTGAAGATGTCCCAGTTTTGCCAGATAGCCAGCAGATCAACAGTCAGCGTCGGTAGGCCGTCGTTGGCGTTCGGCGGGGTTCTCCAGGTGTAAGGCTTGCCGGTACCCGGATGAATCGAAGGCGGAAACACGTCCTGGACCAGGCCAGCGCGCAGCTCGAACACCGTGAAGCGCTTGTACTCTTCAGCCTCCGCGCGCGCAGCAGCCTCACCGACACCATCGCCCCGCTCTTTCGCAGCCTTGGCTTTATCCATCAGGCCTTTGTGAATCGAACCGTCAGGGTCTTTTTCATTCGGCCAGGAAAGAGAATGCCGGGTCAGCTCAATGCCGTCCGGCACTTTGAACAGCACCCGAAAACGCGCTGGGTTACCAACAATCGTCGGATACACCAACGCCATCGCATCCAGATCGACACCCAGCAGCTCGTACAACACATGCCGCGTCCATTGAACGTCGTCGACGTCCAGCGAACAGACACGGCTAGGCCCTAGCACGACGCCGAGGTTGTGATTAGGGTTTCGTTGCCAGAATGCTTCAGCGGTAGCGGCATCAGTAATGTAGCCACCGGGTTTGTTCCACCCCAAGCCTTTTGGGGCTTTTTCACCTGGCTCAATGGAGACCAGGGCGAGGTCGAAAGTCGTGATGTAACGTTTTGCCCATGTAGCGATGGCTATTCCTTTGGCCGGCTCAGTCATCGCCGAGCCTCCCGCAACCCCTGACAGTAAACACAGGTTTCGCGACCCGCGATCGTCTGCTGTCGAAGCAACGGGATAGGATCATCACAATCCTCACAAAATTGCGCACTGGCTCGGTTCGACGGAACACGGCGACTGCGTAGAAGCGCAACATCGAGCAGGTATTGCGCCTGATCGTTCGCGCGATCGATATCGTCAGCCATGGTTGCGATCCTCCATCGCCTGACGAGCACCCGCCATGATGCCGAGGACTTCGCGGATCACGTCCATACCCTGCTTTTCAAGATCGAGAACTTCGTGAAGCTCCCAGACATTGTCGGCAGCACCGTCGTGCATTGCTGCCACGAATTCACCTGTTTCGCCGAGCAACTTACCGACAGCCCTCAGGGCAACCCGCGTTGCTGGTACTGGCACCGGGCGATACCAGACAGCACCTGCAGGACGCATCAGCGCGTCGAGCAAGCGCGAATCGCCAGTGAGCCTGATCAACTCTTCAAGCTCATCAGGGTTCAGCCAGCGACGTTCTTCATCGAGCTTAAGCTTCTTCTGGAGGGTGTCGTTGTCCAACACCATGTCAAAGGCAAGGGCGGTAATTCCGCCCTTGTAGTCACGACCAGCGCGATAAATCGCCTGGCGCAAAGGAAGGACCGGACCAGCGTCCGGTAAAAGATCTGTGCGACTCATAACCGTAAATCCCCCGTTTACGGTGTAGCCATAGTCCAGGGCAAACCCTATCCTACGTCCACGACCGATGTGCATGTGCTGTGTGTCGTCGTAGCTGGGCTGGGGGATCTTTGGTGAGAGGCCCCAGCCCAGCACCTTTTTAAGCTGCCGAATTCAAGCCAGCAGCTGCTTTTTCTTGCGTGTAAAGGCTCTCGATGGCCTTCCCAGTTACATACCGAACATCAGCACCTTTAGCGGCACGATTAATAGTCGGCTGCGTTGTCCCTACGCGATCTGCGATGACCCTTTGGGATAAACCTGACCGCAATAACTCCGCG